TCTTATATTTTAAAGAAAAATAAAATTAAAGGTTTTGATATAAATGAAATAGCTGGAGTTTCTGGCACTGCAAAAACGGGTGTTGGAGAGTTTTCTCAATTTATAGATGTATTAGATAGTAAATTAAATCAAAAAGAAGGAGCAGCTTTTCAATCTGCTTTTTCACAAGCTAGACAAAACATTGCAAATAATCCTGCTTCATTTGCAACAGAAGCTAAGAGAATAAATAAACTTGCTTCTAATTTTGAATCTAAATATGGTTTTAAACTTCCTAGAGTAAGAAAGTTAGAAGATGTACAAAAATATTATTCACCAAAAAGATTAGAGGTTTTAAAAAAACAAGGACTTGATATTGAGAAAGCTTCTAAAAAACTTGGGTACACAATTGAGATGCCTAAAGGAGCAGTTACTTTACAAGAGTTTACAGAAAAACCTCAACTAAAAGAAAAACTTTTAAAAGCTGTTGGTAAAGGCGCAAAACTATTTGGGAAAGTTATTAAACCAGTTGGTTATGCAATTGGAACAGGAGCTGTTTTATCAGCTAAATCTATGGCTGATGAAATGGGAATAGAATTATCACCATTAGATTATTTTGTAGCTCTTGATTCAGGAGATCCAGATTTAGCTATTCGAACTTATAAAATGAGAACTGATCCAGAGTATGCTAAACTAGAAGAAGCTAAAACATTATCAATACCTTTAGATGAAGGTACTTACGATGTAATGAACGATCAAATGAATGTTCCTAACATAGATGAAACAACTGCTAAACCTTTGTATGATTATGCAACAGGGGGTCGTGTTGGATTTAATACTGGAGGTGCAGTAGGAGCTGATGATAATTTTGCAAAAGAACTAGAATATTATTTTACAAACCCAGATGCTGAATTACCTCAGATGCAAACATTTAAAGAAACTATGAATCCAGTTACACATTTAAATGATATGATCGATCCAAGAAACTATCCTTACTACGCAGATATCTTAGCACGATCAGGAGTAAGAGTTGCAGAGTTTGGTGCAAGAATATTACCTGCACTTGGAAAACTTGCAAGTGACTTGATACAAAAACCTGCATTCAAAGTTGTAGATGCAGATTCAGATTATGTACAAGATTATAATTTACCTGGTGGTAAATTATTTATTGATGAGTTTGACATGATGGATACAGGTAATAAAAAAACATTAAAGGGTACAGGAATCTTTACTGAGTTTTTACAAAACATAACTCCAACATCTATGGAGAAAAAACTTGGACTTGATAAATTAATTGAAGGTGAAAAACAAAAAATGATTGATAGAGGATCCACTGCAGCTCCAGTTGCATTAGGGGAAACAGTTGGTCTTGGTGTTGAATTAGTTTCACCAATATTTCCAGGTGTTAAGTTTTTTCAATCATATGCAAAAGCTAGAAATCTTCCAGCTGATGATGTAACTAAACAAATAATGGAAAAAGAAATTGATGAAGTGTTAAGTGCAAAAGGAACTAACAGAAGAGAATTTTTAAAAGTCAGTGGTGCAGGAGGCGCGGTTATTTTAGCGAAGATGTTAGGCTTTGGTGATGACTTTGGAAGAGTTGCAAAAGTTGCAGAAAAAACTGCAGTTAAAACTGCAAACGTCGGAGGCAAGCCCGCTTGGTTTGATGCATTGGTTAGTAGAGTTATTAGAGAAGGGGACGATATAACAAAACAAGCTGCAACAAAAGATAGAGAAACTGTTCACGTAATGAAGTTAGGTGAACAAGAAGGTGTGAGAGTTACACAAGATTTAGAAACTGGAAACATTACAGTTGATTATGATTCACCTACAAACATGGGTGAACAAAGTGTAACAATGTCTTACAAAGCACCAGAACAATTAGAAACTGGTCAAACAGTTCCAGCTAGTTTTGAAGCATTGGAAGTAGAGCCAAGAGGAATAAGAATGGGACCTGATGATTATGATATAGAATTTGATGGTGAAAATATTGTAGATGGAATTCAAGATTTAAACTCTGATGTTTCTACTTTAAAACAATTTGCAACAGGTCAGTTAGATGAAACAGATTTAAAAATTAGACAAGAAAAATTAAAAAAAGTACAAGACTTAAATGAAAACCAAGTATCTCAAGCAGAGTATTTAGAAACTAAATATGGCCCTGGTGATGAGGGTAGTCCTTATTACCAAGACTTTTCAGACTATGACTAAAAAACTAACAACCACAATACCACCTAAAAGAGGACCCAATCCACAAGGCTTGAATATTCCTCTAAAACAGGTTAAAACATCCAATACACCGGAGAATATAAATGGCAGATATAGACAAATCGTTACCAAACGTAAAAACATCAATCGAGGTTGATCCTCAAGAGGAAATCGAAATTGAAGAACAGAAGGCTGAAGAGCTTTCTGAACAACCTATTGAAGTAAACGAACAAGAAGACGGAAGCGTCGAAGTTAACTTTGATCCAAGTAAAGTTAACATCGAAGGGCAACCTACTCACTTTGATAATTTAGCAGAATTATTACCAGACGATATTTTAGATCCAATTGGAAATGAACTTGTAGAAAATTATATGGACTACAAGTCATCAAGAAAAGATTGGGAACAAACTTATAAACAAGGTTTAGATTTATTAGGATTTAAATATAATAATAGAACAGAACCTTTTACTGGAGCTTCAGGTGCAACACACCCAGTGCTTGCAGAAGCAGTCACACAATTCCAAGCAGGAGCTTACAAAGAATTATTACCTGCAGAAGGACCAGTTAGAACTCAAATCGTAGGTAATCCAGATCAAGCAAAAGCTGCTCAAGCACAACGTGTTAAAGATTACATGAACTATGAATTAATGGAGAAGATGGAAGAGTATGAACCTGAGTTTGATCAGATGTTATTTCATTTACCACTTGCAGGTTCTACATTTAAAAAAGTTTACTATGATGAACTGTTAGGTAGAGCTGTTTCTAAGTTTGTACCTGCAGATGATTTAGTAGTTCCGTATTCAGCTACCTCATTAGATGATGCGGACGCAATTATTGAAACATTAAAAATATCTGAAAACGATTTAAGAAAACAACAAGTTGCTGGTTTTTATGCAGACATTGAATTACAAAAACCTCAAGACAAAGAAGACGAGATTCAAAAAAAAGAACGAGAACTAGAAGGAAGTAGAAAATCAGGTAAACAAGAAATGGTATACACTCTTTTAGAGTGTCATGTTAATTTAGATTTAGAAGGATTTGAAGATAAAGATAATGAATTAAATCCTACTGGAATAAAATTACCTTACATCGTAACTGTAGATGAAACTTCTAGAAAAGTTTTATCAATTAGAAGAAACTACGAACCAACAGATCCAAAGAGAAATAAGATCCAATATTTTGTCCATTTTAAATTTCTACCGGGTCTAGGATTTTATGGCTTTGGATTAATTCATATGATTGGCGGATTGAGCAGAACGGCGACAGCTGCTCTCCGTCAATTATTAGATGCAGGAACTTTATCTAATTTACCTGCTGGATTTAAACAAAGAGGTATTAGAGTTAGAGATGAAGCAGCTCCATTACAACCAGGTGAATTTAGAGACGTAGATGCACCAGGTGGTAATTTAAGAGATGCATTTATGACTTTACCTTACAAAGAACCAAGTCCAACACTATTACAATTAATGGGTGTTGTTGTTTCTGCAGGTCAAAGATTCGCGGCTATTGCTGATATGCAAGTTGGAGATGGAAATCAAGGTGCTGCTGTAGGTACAACAGTTGCATTACTTGAAAGAGGTTCAAGAGTAATGTCTGCAATTCACAAAAGATTATACACAGGAATGAAAAAAGAATTTAGATTACTTGCAAAAGTATTTAAAACTTATTTACCACCTGTTTATCCATTTGATGTAGTTGGTGGTAAAAGAGAAATTAAACAAATGGATTTTGATGACAGAGTAGATATTTTACCTGTTGCAGATCCGAACATATTCTCAATGGCTCAAAGAATATCAATGGCCCAAACAGAATTACAACTTGCAACATCAAAT